AAGGTTGTGCATCCCTTTAGCTTAGTCTTCCATGCTGTGTGGTAGATAGACTTGAACTCATCAAACGTAGTGTCATCACCCACATTGATAGTCTTAGATACTGCACTGTCTACGTAGTATTGTACAACACCTTGTACATGTAAGTGGTTAACAGGTTCAAGGTCAGCTACAGTCTCACCCTTGATACCGAAGTTACGATAGACGTAGTCTTGCATCTGTACGATAGAGGTACCTCCTTCGTTCTGTACAGTACGATCATACTCTAAAGCAAACACAGGCTCAATACCACTAGAGATATTATCAGCAGTGAAACTAATAGTACCCGTAGGCGCAATGCTAATGAGGTGTGAGTTACGTATTCCTTGATCTTTGATCTTACGCTTGAGGTCTTCGGGTAGTCTTGTAATAAACCCACCATCTAAATACTCCTTCTCTTTGTATGCCGGGAATGAACCCTTCTCCTTGGCTAAGTCTGACGAAGCAGCATAGCATGTGTACGTCAGGGTCTTCATAAGTTTACGGATGAACTTGATACTATCAGATGAGCCATAGCGGAACCCTAAGAGAGTGAGGCAGTTAGCAAGGCCGGTAATACCAAGCCCCATCCTGCGTTTCCTCTTTGCTTCCTTAGACTGAGCATCAAGAGGGTACTCAGTCCTATCAATAACATTGTCCATAGCACGAACAACATGAGGGATGTCCTCCTTTAGCTGTTTAAAGTTGAATGTAGTGTCTAACCCACCCCACTTTATATACTTAACCATATTAAAGCTACCTAACAGACAGGCACCGTAAGGTGGTAGAGGTTGCTCACCACAGGGGTTAGTGGCCTCAATAGTCTCACAGTAGTTAAGGTTGTTCTCTCTGTTGATCTGATCAATAAAGATCACTCCCGGTTCTGCCCAGTCCCAGTTGTTACGCATAATCTCATCCCATAGCATAGACGCATCGATAGAGCCATAATCTTTACCACCAAACCTGAGCATGAACGGTAGCTTCTTAACTACACAGTTCATGAACTCATCAGTTACACCTATAGAGATGTTGAAGTTAGTTAGCCGGTTGTCGTTCTTCTTAGCACGTATAAAGGTCTCAATGTCAGGATGATCTATACGTAGCACACCCATCATGGCCCCTCGTCTGTGTCCCGATGAAACAATGACACTACATACTGCATCATAGATCTGCATGAATGATACAGGGCCGCTAGCAGAACTACCAAGAGACACAATACGATCACCACTAGGGCGAATACGACTGAAGTCGAACCCAATACCACCTCCTCGGCGCATCGTTTCAGCAGCTTCACTGGCTCGTTGCATGATAGTGTCCATAGAGTCTTCGATGTTACCGGAAACAAAGCAGTTGTACGCAGTAATACTCCTTGGAGACCCCATCGCGGATTGTACACGGCCCGCTGCCATATACCTTTGATCCATGATAATGTCTTTGTAACTCTTCCTGTGTTCATCAGTATCTCCCATTGCCGCTGCCTCTCTAGCTTTGGCTTCTTCAAACGATTCATTAGGTAGCCTGTACTTCATACTATGAAGTTCTGCACAGGCAGGTACTTGTGGTCCATACTTACTCATAGTCTTTTCCATTGTTTTATCCATAGATAGTTATCAAGTTTATGTATCCCTCTGGCAAACATACGTACAGGGTATGATCTCCAGAAGTACTTACGTATCATAATAAAGTTCCTTAGCCAACTCAGCGTAGTGGATAACCTTGTCTAGGTCCTCTATCTGACCCTTCTGTTCGTGTCTGCATATGTACTTAACGATGTTACCTTCACACCATCCTAACTTGTTCCTATGAATGAACTCAATGGGTTGGATAACCATATCTTTGTAGTGCTTACCACCCACTTGCTTCTTTAGAAACTTTCTAGTAGCTATCTCAAGTTTTGCATTGTGCTCTGCTGGGCTTACCATGTGTCTGTTCCTTTTCTATGTTAGTGTACGAGTGATCCTTGTTCTTCTTGAGGCTCTATACTACTGAGTAATGTATGGATACACTTATGTAGGTACGCCTCTGATATAGGGGGAGAGTCCTTAAGCTCTCTACACAACCTGACGATACACTCTATGCGGTTGATGAGTGGGTCAGGGTTGTATAATAACTCAATAGACTCTTCCTTCTTTTGATTGTTGAACATGTTTATCTTTCCTTCTGTATGTCTTCTTAGATTTAACTACCCTTTGCTGGTACTTAGGGTGGTGTAGGTCATGAGCTACACTGTTACGTTTCTTGTATGGCTTCCTCTTCTGTGTCATAGTTTAAGTCCTGTAGTACTTCATAGAAGGCGTCAGGGTTATCATATATATGGTCTAGACAGAAGTCCAACACCTCCTCACAAGACAGGTCAAGTCTCTCGACTATCTCTGCACCTGTGTACCTGTCAGCGAGTAGTTGTTTCAAATCGCTTGGCTCGACTAGGTCTCTTAGTCTTTCCATGAGATGCGTACTCCTTACGTAAGCTTTCTATTGAGATGAACTGTGGATCATATGAACCTCCTTCCACATTTCGTTTAATGACTACACCTGACCACCATAGAGCCTCTGACTGTACATTATTCCAGCCACTAGTATAGTCTACATAGGCACCACATACCAGACCAATGATACGCTTACCTGCTGCATTGATAGTAGTAGCAAGGTCAAGAGTATGTGTATGTCCAGCTGTGACTGACATGTGCTGCTTGTTGAGTAGAGACTTGGCAGGGTTCTCTCCACCAATAGGTCTACCCATCACACCACTAGCAAAGTAGTGACTGTAGGCTATGTCATCTACCACTACTATATCCATGAAGGGGTATGTCTCCCATCCATAGTCCTCAAGTTGTAGGTCACTCATGCCTATGGTGCCATCAAGGATAGCCTCAGCATTGACTGCCCTATTGATACGCTCTTCATGGTTACCAATAGTGTAGACGTATCGTGCCTTCTTGTACTTGATCTTCTTAGTGGGTGTGAAGAGCCTGTCTTGTGCATCAAGCATAGACTCTACATCCTTCTTATATCGACGGCCTTCGAAGCCTTTGGAACCTTTGTCATACGAAGATAAACTAGGCATATCAGCCATGTCACCCACGTTAACAACAACTTCAGGACGTAGATCAGCAATGAGTTTCCCTATCCATTCGAACCTATCGTTGTTATGATCAGGGTGTGCGTGACCATCAGGGATTACTAAATGGGTTGTCACTGTGTCTCTCCTATGTTAGACTTATTTCAATTTAAAAAGTATAAAGGGGTTACTACATACCTCTTCTGTTTCTGGATCGATGCACTGAAGCGGCAGTGCCTTAGCTGTTGGATCAAGAGATGATGGCCCTACATAATGCCATTTAGCTCCATCAGCACGATCTTGTTTTACACGTTTAAAGAACTCAGTCTGTTCTGTCGAACAAGCCACAAGTATAGGGAATAACAATAAGATTACTAATCTAAACATTGAACCACTCCTTTGGGATAAGTTTGTCAGCGTATATGAAGCCATGCTTATCGCACCAGTCAGCGTACGTAGTCTTACTACCCTTGTAAAGTTTCTTACATGAGTAGCTAAAGACAAAGCGTATGTCAAGTGTAGGGTGCTGCTCTTGTACAAGTAGGTGCTTCTTCCTATCTGCAGAACTGAACAGGCCCTTGGCTTCAATGATAACGCCACTGGGTAGTACGAAGTCAGGGGTGTAGATGTGCTGAGAGATAGGCTTGGAGTACGCTAGCTTCACAGTCTCATACAAGATAGGAATCTTCTTGGTACTGAGTTGCTTAGCTATCTTACTCTCAAGCCCACTCCTGTACTTGCTACCCTTCCTTCGCTTTGGGTACTTCCTCATGTTCCTGGGATACCTTTTATGTCATCAAGCTTCTCAGTAGTTGAGTAGTCAATGAAGACAACAGTACCATCAGCTAACTTCTCAGGAACCTTGGGTAACTTCTCTACCTCTACTAACCACCGAGGCCCAGTACTGTAGAGGAACAGACGTAACCCATCACCATCGTTAGCATCAGACCAGCATGTCTTCTTAAAAGCACAGTAAGAGCAGTTAGTAGGTAGCTTCATGTTACCACTCTTACCATCAGGGACAGGCTCAAAGCAGCGCTCCGGTGGTTCCTCAAGTGATACCACTTCCTTCATGTGGTCCACTCTAGAGGGTACGTCAATCATATCGTTACGATCTACTCGCATGTAAGCTATCTTACCCAGCACCTTCTCAAAGGCTAAGAAGCCAGCTGACTCATCCTTCTCAGGCTCAGCATAGCCACTGATCTGTGCCATGTAACCGAAGGGGTCATCATGTGCAAGGGTACCTTCCTTAAACTTCTTGTAGCCGAAGGGAGATGCCGACTTAACATCAACAGGTACGCCATCAATACGACAGTCCATGTGTCCTTTGATACCGTTAACCTCTACCTCTGCCTGTTCATGGGTTACCTTGTGTCCAGCTTCCTTAACTAGGTAGAGCATGAGAGCTTCAATGAGGTCACCGAAGAGAAACTTAACACGTGTCTGTGCATCGATACCTTCTCCATCAGTCTCATTGATCTCATGCCATAGCTGACAGTCAGGCTTACCAATGTTAGACATACGTAGGTGGTTACCACGCTTACGATTGGCTGGCTTGAACTGCTTGAGTAGTGCCGCAGCTACGTCCTCTTGGAAGTCAGTGACATATGCAAAGTCAGGTTCGAAACCCTCTTCAACTGCTGCATAGATGTCGTCTACTAATGTATCTACGGTTTTCATATTGTGTCCTTTCGTATTTAAAGATTGTCTGGTCTACCTACCTCTTTACCAGAACCCTAGGCAATTACACGCTGATGGCTACCTAGGCCCATAGGGTGAGCTACTTAGTCGTCAGGATTCTCGAACTCTTCATCCATATCAAGTTCATCCGGGTTGTACGTTACCAGATGCGTAACTTTAATACCACCCAAGCCATTGAAGGGACCGGGGAAGGACTTGGTATCATAAGCAAAGACAAGAACCTCTGCCTCTGTACCATTACCAATGTCATCCAAGTCTACTGCTTGCTCATTGTCGTCCTTGACAGAGAGAAGCTTCTTAGTCTTAGCAGTGATGAAGTTCTCACGTTCATCTTTCTTGTTACGTGGGGTAATACCAATCTTCTCCAAGTCCTTGACGGATTGCTTGGTGAGGTTACCAATGTCCACTGAGTACTTCTTATTATCAGGTTCAAAGGTGGTGTTAAACTTATTAAGGAAGGGCCAGTACAGGTTGCCTTCGATCTTTGTCTTTCCTAAGATAGCCATGTTTAGTATCTCCTTCAGAGATGTTAAGTTAAGTTGAGTAGTCTAGTTAGGTTGGTTAGGTTGGTTAGTCTCTTAGTCTGTTTAGTATTATATAGGAAGATTAAGTAGGTGTCAACAGCTAATGTGTCTCAGCCCAATTCAATCCAGTCTTATACTCACCATCCATAGGACACTTGAGATTAAAGTGCTTACCCGCTTGGATGATGCTCTTGCGTACCAGTTCTCCTACTTCATCTGCTTGCTCCTTCCGTACCTCCAGTTGAAACTCATCATGTACTACAGCTACCTGCCTAGCATCTAAGTTACGTTGCTTGACCCAGTGGTGCCACAGTATCATAGCGTACTTCATCACCACTGCCTCACCACCCTGTAGATAGCATGAGAGGGCGTAGTGTTCAGACTTGACCTCTATCTTGCGTCCATCGAGTCCAACCATTCTACCAAGTCCAGCTGCTTTTGCGGCCTTGAGTTTGAGGGTTGCGAGGGCGGGTGTATTAGCGAGGAAAGTATCTTTAACTCTTCTTCCGTCTTCGCTAGTTCCTCCGATAATTTGCCCAACCTTTGTATCACCTGCACCAAGTAACCATGCGTAGATAAAGGTCTTTGCGATAGGTCGAGAGGTGTATTGTCCATCGATTAGTTCTCCTTTGGGTATGCCCATTGCGATTAAGTTAGTGGTGTGTACGTCACCGTTCAGTACTTCATGTGTGTAGTCAGGGTCATCCATGTAGTGTGCTAGGATACGTAGCTGTATACCACTGGCGTCACACCCTAGGATAACATGAGTGTCAGGCTTATCAGTGATGAAACAAGAGCGGCACTCCTCTCCATATGGTGAGCCTGACGATGGTATGTTAGCCATGTTAGGGCTACGGTGTGACATACGGTGAGTAACAGCACCAGTACTAAGTACATCACCATGTACCCTATCGTCACTCCGTAGGGCATCGAGCCACCCTTCTACTTCCTTAGCCCTAGCAGTGAGCATAGCGTACTCACCCAAGGCTTTCAGTTCTTGAGGTGCATCGTCATAGATAGTTGCTAAATTTTCTGGGCAAATTTTCCATGACTCTCCGCTCTTGGTAGGTACGTATGGACTCCAGAATGGTTCAAGTCTCTTCACCTTCTGCTTAGCTGACTTAAGGTTGAAGACTTCCCATCCTATCTTACTGAAGGGGCCACCGACACACTCATAGTCAGTGCCGTATACCTTCAGGCCGATCTTGGATAGCTCACCACCTTTCTTATAGCGAGGCTCGATAACTCCAAGGTCTATTGGTAGGTCAGGTGAGACATCCAGTATCATCTCACTCAGGGTGTTGGCTTCGTTATTTAAGTGGGCAAAGAGAGCGTCTGCCTTTGGTACGTCTAAAGCAAAGCCAAGCTCATGTTGGTCCTCTAGTAAGTTTGTTACTAGGTTCTCTATCTTGCTTGCTTCTTCGCTTCCTCTCTCCCTGCCTTCGGACTTTAGTGCTACTGCTACCTTGTACGTAAGCTCTACGTCATTGACACAGTACTCAAGCATCTCCTCAGTGTACTTAGAGAAGTCCTCGTAGTTTCCCTTCGGAAAGCCTAAGTGTTCACCCCATGCTGCTAGGCTGTGCTTCCTAGTAAACTTCTGCAGCCGGGACAGCAACAGGGTATCAGTTACATGTAACGGTTTGATCTTGATGTTGAGTATCTTCTTCAACACCCTTGCGTCATAGGCTATGAAGTTGTGGCCTATCCACTGATTGACAGTTGATGCGAACTCACTGAACTCATTAAGATTGTCAGGCGTCCACTTGAATATCTCACCTGTGTCCCAGTCCTTGCACACTATACACCATATCTGTGTCACATTGTACAACAGACCATCAGCTTCTATGTCGCATACGACTGTGCGTTTAGCCATACCTATCCATCTCTTTCAACACATGCAGTGCCTTGTCGTAGTCATAAACAATATTCTGTATCATTATGAAGGCTGAGGTAGCTCCAAGCTCATACTCTTTGATGTACTTAATACGTTCTTTAAGCTCAGCCTTCTGTGACTGGGTGAGTCTAAGCTTCTTCTTCTTGCTAGTTTTTATAGCGAACTGTTTACCTCTTGAAGTCTTACGTGCTAAGGTCATGTGACTTACTCCTTTCATTCACTTCATTAAGATTACAGTATTTTGTAAGCGACAGTCCTAACACTCTTGTCCCAACAGGCACGGCAACTACCGCACTCACCGGATCGCTCATACGATGTACATTGAAACGTACCGGCTGGTTGTTCACGTTTGTATACGACAGATCCATGAGTACGCTTGTTGAAACTGTCAAATCTACTTGAACTATAGCGGACTGCACAGTTAGGCTGTCTCTTGAGAGCAGTGATGTGAGGCTTGAGCTTAGGGATACGATAACTTCTCGTAGGTATCCAATGACTAGTGTTGGGAGTTCGCTTAATGACATCAAGGAGTTTCTTTGCCAGTCCAACAGTATATATATCACCACTGTCAAACCAACGGAAGAAGCTGCTGTCACCAATAGCATCCACCATATCTCTTGTCCAATCATTACGCTTCCAATCATGTCTGTTAAACTGACGTAGTGCTACTGAGTTAGGCATGAGGTAGAAGTTACGATTAGCATAGCACTCCTCGAATACCTCAGCATCTACAGCACCGGGGCATGTGGTCACAGCCTCAGTAGACCATGACTCACATGGCATCTTACTTGTCTTAGATAATTTAATCACGATGACCATACCATTCAACATCACTACCTGATGCTTGGGTACAACCTAACGGGTCTATGTCACAGTTAGGAAAAGAGGGGCAACAGAGATGTTCATAGTCATCATCATCATCTTCAACAAGATCATTGCCATCGTACCTTTCCCAAGGCGCACCTATTGCGAACCACTTACCTAATAAGTAGAACCCAAGGCCTTCGTATCTGTTATAAGACACGCCTAGTAAAGATTTTAGACTAACAACCCCTGTGTCATTCAGACCCCATGCAAACAGATACAAACAGTACTCTTCTGTCTGACCTACACTAATATATAACGGCATTATATCTTTAGGCATCTTCCTTCTCCTCAGTTACTTTCTCAGTTTCAGTTAACCTACCTGTGTCTCTATTGTACTTAAGGTAGGACGTAGGCCCTGTGATACCACTGAACCGGTTCTTGAGTACCCTTACCAGTGTGGTGTTACGTATCTCCTCATCCTCATGCTGCCCGTCTCTCTCTAGGCCCATGACAATGTTCGCAAGTTGACCAAGCCCAGCGGTGCCTCGTAAATCAGACAGGCTTGTGATTCCACCCTCTTCAAGTGGCTTGGCTGATTGTCTACGTGAGTGTGCCACAGTAAGGAGGTGGATGTCAAGCTCGATAGACAGGGCCTTGAGTTTGTGTCCGATCTCATCGAGCATCTTCCTTTCGTCCCCGTTGTTGTCGGAGACCATGAAGGAGATGTGGTCAAGGATGATGAGTTCACAGTCGAGACCCTTGGCAAAGTACTTGATCTTGTCGCAGATGTAATCGACATTGTTGTCCCTCCAACTGTCACCCAATGTAAAGACACGATCAGTACCCCACGTTCTACCGTTAGCCTCACGTAGCTCAGTGTCAGTGACATGGGTATCCGGTAGATGAGTAGGCTTATCAAGATCAATACTTAACAGGCCCCTTGCTGTCTCCCATGCTGTTTCCTCAAGATAGATAAGACCTACCTTAGACTCACTGTTCTTCAGTACATGGTAACTAATCTCACGTAGTACCTGTGTCTTACCAGTACCACTACCTGCTGTGATGATGGTGAACTCACCCTTACGCATACCGTACGTCACATCATTTAAACGGTCCCAAGGATATAGGAACGCTGCCTCTGCACGAGGTGTGATGA